GTTGCGCTTGTCTGGGTTGTCAGCTGGCGACATTGCCCACGCTATTCATTGTGACCCTTTTCGGGCCTTTGCGTCCGTGGTCAGGTCTTAATGCCTGATGATGTAAAGGGAAAAACCCCGAAACGAGTAGTTGAGCTTACATCGTTTCAGGGTCTTTTATCCTTGCGGATGAGATTGTCAGACTAGGCTCAACTTGTCTGGCGATAAATAGAGCGTAAATGCGTGAAAATGTCAACCTTGGGCGTGATTCGATGCGTTTTCATGCTCTTTCTTGGCTGGAATCACGCTCTGCAATGCTGATAAAATAAGGGAAAATGAAGAAAGATGAAAAAAGATGAAAAAAGTATTGCGTAACCTGTGCAATCTGTCATTGTGTCCATATCGCCAACGCGACAACCAACCAACCAACCAACCAACATGAAAACATATAGATACGAAATACTAGACGACATGGAAAGCACCGTTGCGCTTGCAGATAGCTTAGAGGATGCAATGTATGCCGCTGAAAAGCACAATGCCAAACTTATTTACGATAACAAAAATAGAAAGTGTATTACATTTAAATAACCAACCAACCAACCAACCAACCAACAAACCAACGAAAGACATGACAACCACAAACAAACAAATCGCAAGCCTCATTCAATCCGAAAAAACTCGATCTGCATGGTCTAAAGCGGTACAAACATACGCGCTCGAAATGCTCGAGGAATTGGAGAGTGACTACACAGCCGCAAACTTGCTGAACGGCGCGGAGAATTGGAAAGCCTATTCCTACGGCGGATGCGCGCTTGTTTATGATGCGGACATAGCAGAAAGGCTTTGCAGTCCGTCGGAACTCAAAAAGACGCGCAACGGAGAGAGACAGCCGAACGCAAGGGAAACTTGGCTTGATTGCCAAGCGCGCGCTCTATTCCAAGCGGCAAGACTTATAGACCGCAAGGCACGGGTTGCGGCCTTGCTTGCTTGCGCCTAGTTTCCGCCTGATGAGTCCCGCTTGCTACGGGACGAAACGCCGCGAGGCGTAGCGGATAGCAAACACCGTATTTACTTATGAAAACACAAAAAAAAAGACAAGCCATGCGCCTCCAGCTACGGGACGCGCTTATGTCGATTCGGTATGAATTCCAATATCGCCATTCATCAAAAATCGCAAGATATAGTCCCAAGGATAATATTAGCGACTATATCAAATTTATTCGTTCCATTAGAAAGGAAACTGCATGAACGAGCCAATCACTTGGAAAACCTACGCAATGACTTTTCTACTTGTCGCGCTTGTCGTGTTGGGCATTTACTTGCAAGGGGGGAAGTTTGGCTCTAGCGACTTGGAGCTTTACCGCATGGCGGCAGAGCCTTGGAAATAGGCTAGCCACAAACTCCCCTGAATCACCTCATCCTCTCTCGGGGATGGGGTTTTCTAGGCGCAAACCATAAACTTATGCAGACCAAACCACAAACAAACTATCAGGATCTTTTAGAGCGTATCAAATCCGCAACGACAAAAGAAGAACTTGCAAGCCGTGAGAATCAAATCACAAGGCATTTCAACAATGGGACAATCACCGTTTCCGAGTTGACGCGCCTTGATGCAAAGATCATGGGGAAACTTGCGCTTATTGAGAACTAAACCAGCATTGAGAAACAAACCACATTGAGAAACAAATCTGGAGCTTGCCAGTAATCTGACGACCCAGCCAAAAAACAAACAAACAAACCAAACCAAAGAAAGAAAGATAATGACACCACAAGAAGTTTATTACAAAGAAGGAAGCGAAATAGAAGTATTTAAAACCATCCGCAATCCTAAATTGAAGAATGTTTTGCAAACCAATTACAAATTCAAAAGCCTTTGGAGGTATGTAATGAATGAGCAAGACATATTTGACCTAACTTATTACTTCAAGGCAAAGGCGAGGCAGTGGAGGGGATGTATTGGCGAATCAAATGCAAATGAATCCATTGAATACATAATGGCGAATAGTAACGCCAAATTGGACGAGCTTGGAGTTTATTATAAGTAAAACAAAAACAAACCATGAAAACGAAAGACATTGACTGGGAGGAATACGAAAGGCGAGTTTCCGAGCTGGAATCCGAGGGATTAGACAGAAGTGACGCGCAAGGCGTTGTCGATATTGAGATGGGAATTTAACACTAGAAAAATATGAACGATAAAATAAAAGCAGGTAAGCATTTTGGCATTGAGAATTGGAGCAAGTTAAAACACGCCGCTTTTCGGCTTGCTTTGCTTGAACTAGCCGTCCCTCAAGAATACTGGGATAAAGCACTTATTGAGAAGCTAAGTAAGCGTTTTAAAATAGGTAACGCTTTCGCCTTTTACTCACAAAACAAGGAGCTATTATGAGGTGCCAATTTTGCAATAGTGAACCATTAACACAGAAAGAGGTTGACTTCATTGAGAAGGAAATGGGGTTTAAATACGATCTTACAAATCCAATCGACCTAAATAAAGTTGATTTAAGTAGGATTATCCGTGTGATAACTTGGAATCATCACCCTGCTACGGCGGAAGAGGATATTTATAGCGATGTAATGAGTATTGCCAAGCGATACAATGAAATAAAGGAAGCAGAAAGTTTCTATGCAGCAAAACAGCAGGCTAGGGAAGAATGGCTAATGGATGAATTAAATAAATATAAGTGATAAAAATATGAACTACAAACAACCACACAAGACAATCGGGCGAGACACGCCTTGGCTAACCTACGTGATCCTAACCAGGATTGCAGAGAAAGAAGCCAAGCGGATTAAACGCAAGCGCATTGAGAAGCAGATTCGGGCCAAGCTGAAAGGCTGCATTGAGAAGCTAATCGGGATATTGAAACACGTTTGAGAATGAAAACCCTCTTGTGGAAGATTCTCACGATACCCGTGCGCGTTTTTGCGAGATAAGGCAGAAAATGACTGCAAACCATAAAAAAGAATTGACGGGAAACGCTCTTGAGGCGATAAACCCGCACAAGTAATTGAGAAAAGATGAAAAAGACAACGAATAAACGATTTGAGGAACTGCCAGATGGTGAGTTCAAAACCTTGGTTGAGATAGTTTGCAGGCACTACAATGCCGACCCAGACTTTGTGCTAGGTGGGAATCATCAGCATAGCTCGACAACGCCGAGGAACATCATTGCAACGCTTTGGAGCAGGGCAGCGACATTGAGGGAAACATCCGAGCTTGTTGGCTGGAAGTCTCCGCAGCAGGTTTGCCATGCTCGCTTAAGAGTGGCGGCAATGTCAGAACGGCCTAGCCATGCTTACAGATTGAGGGCGATTCTTGATGATGTAAGCAAACTTGTGCCGTGCCTAGTCGCTGACGAATACACGAATAACTCTATTGAGAATACAAACCAACAATAAAACGAAAGACAAACAAATATGGAAAACGAACAACACGAAAAACCATTTAAACAAATGTATGAACCAACAGAAAACCAGCAGAGCAAAGTTTGCGCTGCTTTCCTCAAAGCTCAAAAAGGCTTTGCACCAGCATTGAAAACATCAACGAACCCGCATTTCAAGTCTCGATACGCTGATCTTTCGGCGGTGGTTGAGGCAGTAATTGACTCGCTTAATGAGAACGGAATTGGATTACTCCAGGTAACGCACCCAAGCACTACTGGAGTGGCTATTGAGACGCTTCTTATCCATGAGAGCGGGGAGAAGTTATCTGGAGGCGTGTTGACCGTTCCAGCAGCAAAGCAAGACCCGCAAGGCTACGGCAGCGCATTAACCTATGCTAGACGTTACTCATTGATGGCAACGTGTGGAATTGCCCCAGAAGATGATGATGGTAACGCAGCAAGCAAGAAGCCTAGCGCATATATTTCAGCCGTATCACCTATCCGTCCGAACCCTGAACTGCTTGTGCGTGGTGCTAAGTCATTGGATGAGCTTGCTACCATATGGCAGAAATTAACACCAGAGGAAAGGATTATCGTTAGTGATACAAAAGACGAGATGAAAACCAAACTTAACCCAGCTAAAAGTAAGTCATTGCA